TAAAGGATCATCGATAATTTTCTTATCGTGTTCCATGTGATCTTCGATTGATTTCATAAGATTAATTACTTTTTTACTATTTAAGCGGTAAAGACATCACGAATTAATGTCAATTGTGTTTCACTCTTTCCACCACCAATCATGTGCCTTAACTCGGAAATTAAGTATTTACCACTAGGATCATTTGTTTTTTCATCTCCAAAAGAATCTGTCCTTGATTTATTATCATTACCACCAGATGTTTCATTTTTTCTTTTAAGAGGTAATTTGATGTCAATTATTTGACCAACCTTTAAATCAGGATTCAATGGAATTGCTATACTTAATGATTGTGAAAATAATAGGCTATTCCTAACATAGGACTTATTTTGATAAACGGCAAGCTCACTTAATGGTTGAACTTCAGATTTCTTTGCACCCTTTTGTGCAACTCCAAAATCATTGACTCGAAGCATAAGTCGAGATGGTTTATCTTGAAGATCTTCGAGTAATTTATTTTGTTTTGGCAGTTTAAATTTTTCAGTTGTAGAATCAACAATCTCCTTTAGTTGATTTTCAATATCAATATATATCGTCTTGTTTGCATACATTCCTGATCTTAAATTAAGTCCAATATCATTAGTTTGATTTAAATTATTTTTTAAAATTCTAAAATCACCCTCTATTGGTTTATCTGTTTTTGTATATCTAATTGATTTTTGTTTTAATAAATTTTCAATTGATTTAAAATGATAACCATCATGAGCTTCATAAAATAAAAAACCAAAACTAGTATTGGATGATTGAGTCTTAGGTTGTAACCATTGTATAATATCAAAGGGTCTTTTTAAATTACCCATGAATGAATAAGAATTGAGAGCATTATCCATATGTAATTTTTTAGGACTTTGAATTCCTTTTTTATCAGTGTTCTCACCTTGAGTTAATATGTTTTTGACTGTATTTGAAACATTACCAGTTAATTTTTTATTGATTCGGGAAGTTTCGTTGATGATTGATTCAACAGAGACAAATTGTAAAGTTGCAAACTGTTTATTTGTGTCAGTTATCATATTTGTCACAGAATTCAACATTAACCTGTGTTTTTTTGATTTAATTTCAAAATCATCAAAACCATTAATCTGCACTCTCAAATCAATTAACTCACCACCAGTAATTCCCTCCTGACCTAACATCTGATCAATATCAACAAAACTCACCGTCATTGATATTGTTGGACTTTCAATACTCTCATAATAATCAATAATCGGGCCACCACGAACTATGTCATACTCTTTTTTTAAAGAAGCTCCATTTGGAATTAATTTGCATTTTCTAATAGTGTATCTGTTTTCCATTATGATATTTTAAGTAACTTGCGAATTGATGAGGGCAACTCAGATTCTTTTACATGTGTAATGTTATTAAATTTAGAACTTTGTAATCTTTGAAGATTAACAAATGCTATGTCAGATGTTGTTGATTTAATTTCAACCTCTGCTACATTTGCAAGATCTTGTTGAGCTAAAACGCCTTTATTTCCTAAATTGGGAGATTGAGCTGATTGCAAATTATTTGTTTGTATCATTTCATTATCTGTAGGAATAAGCTTACTAATTTCATCAGACAAAAAATCTATTTTTTGTGAAAGGTTAGAAGATTCTCCACCGATAGACGAAGTTTCATTGAAGAAATCTAGTCTTTGTTTCAATTGTTCTGCATATGGCAATTTTTTAAATTCAGAGTACGCCATAGGATCAACCTCTTGACCATCAACGTAAGCTTTACCCGATTCCATATCAAATCTTGTATCTAGTTTTGAATCGGAGGACATGTCATCGACACCACTTGCCTTTTTTTCAACTGGTTGTGTTTCACTTTGTTTAGTTGTTATCGCACCAGATTTTTGTATTACGCTTCCTATTTTTTTCAACTCAGATTCAAAACCTTCATCTCCACGCTTTAATTCCCTACCATCTAGAGTTTGTATTACAGTATCTCTAAATGGATCTTTTATATCTTTCACATCTTTATAATAATCTTGAATCTCCCTATTGATTTCTTCCTTCCTCCTTTCATTTTTCATTTTCTTTCCAAAACCAAATAAATCTAAACCACCATCTAACATACCTGTGATAGCTCTCGTGGGGCCTACTGTTTTTCCACCTTTCCGATCAAAGTCAGTAAGATTACCAGTCATGGCATCCATGAAACCCTGGCCAAATCTTTGTAATTTAGTACTACCTTTCTTATCAAAATCAAATATACCGCCTGTAAGAGTATCAGCAGCTCCCTGTTGAAATCTCTGTAATTTGTTACTACCTTTCTTATCAAAATCAAATATGCCACCCGTAAGAGTATCAGCAGTTCCTTGTATAAAATCTTGCCCTTTAGTGTTACCCCTTTTATCAAAATTAAAAAATCCCCCTGTTAGAGCGTCTGCAACTCCTCCAACAACTCCTTTAATATCTCTCTTCTCACCCTTTAAAGATGAATCCTGACCTTTTCTTTTTTTCTTACCAGACATTGAGTTTTTAATTGAATCATAATGTTTTCCAACATCAAGTTCATATCCACCATACTCCAAAGTCTTATTATAATTTTCTTTAAATCGATACAAGTTACTTTGTGGGCCATATGACTTAATTGCCTCTTCTCTAGTCATTCCTTTCCTAATATCTGATCTAAAATCAAATTCGAGCATTTTAATTTTACTTTTATAAACATTCTGTTGTGCTTTTTCAATAGTCACGCCTGGTGGTAAAGAACCTTCATTAGGTATAAATTCAAAAGTTTCTGGATCAATTCTTCCTTTATCACTAAAAGACTCACTATATGATTCATCTTTATTTTCTGGATTTGTTGCACCAACCTCTTGAGCTTTATTTTCTGGATTTGTTGCACCAACCTCTTGAGCTTTATTTTCTTTTTTACCGAATATTTTTCTACTCAAGAAACCAGCAACACCACCTTGTTTCACAAAGTTCATCAATTTATTTTGTTTTTCACCTGTAACAATATTCCTTTTCTCATTACCCTTAAAATTTAATTCTTGTTTTATCTCTGACTTAATTTCTTCTTTTATTTTTTCTTTCTCATCTTTCTTTCTACTAAATGGATTTATTTTTTCCAAAATACCACCAAGACCAGTGCCACCAGCATCAGCACCACTAACATCTTTACTTAAATTTTTTCTAATACCACCAAGTTTATTAAATGGATTTATTGTTTGTAGAACATTACCAAGTCCAGATCCAGCAGCTCCAATTCCAGATGCTATTAAACTCCCACCTAAATTAAAAAGATTACCAAGTTGTCTGATCCCTTGAAATAAACCACCTTTTTTAACTGGATCTTTTCCAAATTCATTACCCTCAGTTGATGCTCCAGCAGCTGCTCCAGCAGCTGCTCCTGCCGCAACTCCAGTTCCCTTTCCTTGAAGACTTGATGCTCTGTCAGACATCTCCTGTTTTTGTCTTGCATCCTCTTCTTCAAAACGTCTATCTTCCTCTGCATCCTTTTGTATAACAATATAATTGTTAATTTCCTGTACTTCTGTTTTTAAACTTTCAAGTGCCGTTGAGATATTTGTAATTATAGAACTAAGTTCATTAATTGTTCCTAAATTAGATTCAGATTTTAAAATGGCGTCGTTAGCCACTGCTTCAATTGAGTCTAATCTCCCAAAGAAACTCCCAATATCTATTTTTTTATTTTCTTCATCCATACTTTCGGACACCCTCTTCTTGTTGTCTCTTTAGATTTTCCTTTTCAATATGATCTTGAAGAAGAGTGATGTAAATATCTCTTTCCCAAGGCATCATATTTTCAAGTTCCGTCAAGCTATATTTATGGTATTGCATGAGAGCAAAATTAATTCGATAAAAAGATTCAAGATCCTCTCTTGCAATACTTAGCCGAAAAAATCAGCAAGACCCTCCAAAATAACATTTCCTTTTTGATTTGTTTCTGGATTTACAACTTCAATTGTATGAGATAGTTTTGGCATCGTTTCAAAAAATTTCTCCACCTCTTTATATTGTTTTGAATTTAATTGTTGTACAAAGTCTAGTCTCTCTTGTGGAGTATAATCGTTAGCATCCCACGCATCCTCTTGAGTGTAAATGGTATCAATGCAATCAGCTACAACTTTAAAAGTTTTGTCAACCACCGTTTGTGGTGTATCATCAGTGTCAAAATTATTTTCAATAAATTGATTCAATGACGGATATTTCATCCGAAGAGTCATCTTATCATCTAAAATAATATCAGTTTTATGGCCTTTTTGTCTTTGAACTTTAATTTCGTCCACATATATCGTAACAGGAACTTTTGTTTGATTATCATCTGGGCATGTCACGGTTAATTTAATGTCTTCTCCAATTGATTTAGCACGAATATTTAAAAATACATACTCAATGTCAAAAGTAGGAAGAGCATCAACATCAACACCTTTCGTTAAGATACACTTCTTTAATACGTCTGTCACAGCATTTGTGATTTCAGATTGATTTCTTGATTCTAAAGCTATGATTAAAATTTTTTCTTCTTTCACAAGAAAAGGACGATATTTAATTTTTTTATTTGATGATGGTAATTTCAACTCATAGGTTGGAGTTTCAATTGTTGGTAAAGGCATAATTTATTAATCTAGTAAATTTAGGCTCCTCCAAGAGGAAGAATAGAGTTGGTTCCTGTAGTAGTAAATCTTCCATCCTCTCTTTTAACAGGAAGTGGTTGAAATTGTTGATCATTTGAATTGATAATATTTTCAGGTGTGTTAACAACAGCCTGATTTGGATCCTCATAATTAAATCTTGTGAAGAATCTATCATAAACAAACTCTACATTACATCTTAACACATTTGAATCACCATAGGCAATCCTCATCGATGTTAAGTTGGTTGGCCAAACGTTCACAAATTCATAACTTGAGAGGTTAGATTTAAATTCTTTATCAGTGTCATCAGGTAAAAAAGTATCTCTTTCAAATTTTGTGATATGAATAATTTCTTTATAGTTCTCTGGGTAATTAAACCTAGAATAAGCGTTTGTAACTCTTTTATTAGTTTGAATTGGATTAATATATGACATCCATGTTTCTAAAACTTCTAAAATTACCATATCAGCATCACAATAAAAAACAAGATTCAATGGAGGATAGTTTCTTAAGTTCGGAAAAGTCTCTTGAATTCCCTGATGATGACCAATCGCAGTATCAGTGTTATAGTTTGTTCCTGGCAATTCAGCTTGAGTACATAGGATAGACATTTTTCTTTGAAAATCTCTTCCCTGACTTCTTTTAAGATTAGAGTCAATATTACTACCTTCTAACCATTTTTCAAAATTACCAAATGAAAAAATAACTTGATAAAAAGTATCTAAGGATGGTCGTGCAACACTATCCCTAACATCTCTCATGTTACCTTTAAATATACTTGATCTTCTTGGAAATAAATTATTCTCTGACACGATAAATAAATTTGAGTTGTTATTACTATATATGAGCTATAAGGGAATATATAGGCCTTCTAATCCCAAAAAATATAAGGGAGACTCTCAAAATATTATTTATAGGTCTCTTTGGGAGAGAAAGTTCATGAACTACTGTGATTTAAATGAAAATATACTTGAGTGGGCATCAGAGGAATTTTGGATACCATATAAAGACCCAACAACCAATCGTGTTCGTAGATATTTTCCAGACTTTTTTATTAAGTATAAGGATAAAGACAGCAATATTCGCAGATCAGTCATTGAAGTAAAACCCATGAGAGAAACTAAAGAACCGAAAGCAACGAAAGGAAAATCAAGAAAAACATTAATAAATGAGTCAATCACATACGCCAAGAATCAGGCAAAATGGAAAGCGGCGAGGGAATTTTGTGATGATCGTAAATTAGAATTTAAAATTATGACTGAAAAAGAACTAGGAATCCGATGAGTATTCTACAAAGAATATTAAATAAAGTGAGTGGTCAAGTGAGTGAGGAATTCTTTCGAGGACAATTGCTTGAAGAACTTGGTTCGACTAATTTTGAAACTGATTATGCAGACACGGCTGGATTTGCGCCTGGAGAGATGTATTTTTTTACATACTCAGCACAGACAAAACAACCATATTATGACATGTATCCGTTAACATATGTAATCGAAATGAGAACAGGTGGTTTTCTAGGATGTAATCTTCACTATGTTCGTTTAACTCAAAGAGATGAATTAGCAATAAGCTTACTAAATAACTCTGCTCAGGGTGCAGTTGCAGTTCCTCCTATAACTCTACATAAATATCTCTATACTGGCGTGAGAGGAACACCATATCGTATTCCCAATAGTGAATGGTCGGACGTAGCACAATTACCGACTGAAAAATTCGTTGATATGAGAGGAATTCCAGTTCCAAGAGACCGAATTTATAACAAAGTCTAATGTCCTTAATAAAAAGTCGTCCATTTTTAATAAACAATGAGTCAATTAGTTTTGATAATCTTGGCGGAAAACTTATCGGAATTAATAAAAAAAATGCAAAAGGTTTATTTGAACCCGTTGATAATTCATCGGCTGAATTTAATACTTTTAAAGATAGTGAACAGTCATTAGATGCTTTTAGAAAAGCAGTTTATGGGCCTAATAAAGATTCATATCCAGATTCAATTGAGGTTGCAAGTGATGAAGAATTAACAAATTATTTTGCAGAGTCACAGAAAAAATTTAACAACGAACAATTTGTAACTAATGATTTTGAAAGACCAAAATCAATTGCATACTCAACTGGTAGGGGAAGAGATAATTATGATCAAGGTCAGGTAGGAACAAATTTCTACGGAGGAACAACACCAATCTTTGGCCCTTTAATGAAATCAGATAGTGAGATTTTAGCATACCCTTTAGATATCGATCCAAATCAGGATCATTTTAAAATTTCAAGGTATGACTATCGAAGAGCAACTATAAATCAAAGTAAATCTGCAAGAAAAGCAGGTGAAACAAATGTCGCTGGTGACAGCGTAAAAGGTAGCAAACTCAAGGGAAGTATTTTATTACCCATGCCGAAAGCAACAGATGTAAACGGTGTTGAATGGGGTAAGAGTGAATTAACTCAAACTGGACTTCTCGCTCTTGGTGCAGCTGAAAAAACTCTTGGTGCTCTTGATGCTTTGTTGCCTGGAACTCCCAGTGGAAAAAGCTTTGAGGATAAAGCCCTAGATGCACGAGCAAAAAGAAATGCTGGTAGACCACAAAATTTCTTTGAAAGCCTTAAAGGATTAGGACAGGCAAAAACTGTCCAAACTGTAACTGATATTGTTGGCACTGCTCTCGGAGGAGAAATTGATGCAGACACAGTTTTAGCAAGAACTGGTAGGGGAGTATTAAATCCAAATGCAGAAATGTTATTTCAAGGGCCTGTCATTCGAGACTTTGCATTTAGTTTTGTTATGATTGCAAGAAGTGAAAAGGAGGGTAAAGAAATTAGAAAAATCATTCATTTTTTAAAGAAGGGGATGGCTCCTAAATTTAGAAATACCACTTTCTTAGCAAGTCCTGATATATTCATTCTAGAATATAAAAATGGGCCAAAGGCAAAAGATCATTTAAAAACGGTAAATAGATTTAATCCAGGCGGTCTTGCACTAACAACTATGAATGTTGATTATGCTCCAAATGGTTACTGGTCTGCATATACAGATTCACAACCAGTCGCACTTAAAATGGATCTCAATTTCACCGAACTCCGACCAATATACGAGGGAGATCAGACCATAGACGAATTAGAAGGCACCGTAGGATACTAACATGACATACTCAGGATCACCAAACAGTTATTTTAGACAACTTCCAAATCTCGATTATCCATCATTGGCGAATGATCGAAATTCCATATATGATTATCAATCAGTTAAAAATATATTTAAACGCGCTGTGATGCGTGATGATATTTTTAATTCAATCACTGTTTTTACAAAATATTCTGTTCAAGATGATGAAAGACCTGATCAAGTTGCATATAATTTTTACCAAGATTCTGGTCTTGACTGGGTTATACTATCTACAAACAATATTATTCATGTAAGAGATGAATGGCCAATGGGTAATCAAGATTTTTTGACTTATCTTAATGAAAAATATACAAGTCAAGAATTATCAAATATTCACCATTATGAAACTAAAATTATAAGAGATTCATTAGGTAAATTGATTCAACCAGAGGGTCTAAATGTCCCAGAAAATCACTCAATTACTTTTTTAGATAACGGATCTTTAAGAACTATCTCACGACTCACATCAGTCTCTTTTCTAGAACATGAAACAAATTTAAATGATGCAAAAAGAAATATTGATGTTTTAAAAATTGAATTTTTAAATCTATTTCTTGAAAACTTTAGAGAAATAATGGAATATAAACCATCAAGACAATTTGTAAGGGATAATCTCAAAAAAACTGAAAATCCACGCATAATTTCACCATAAAAAAGAGGTCGTTTTGAGCGACCTCTGGCGTAAAAAATGGCCCGAAATTTTTTTCGGGATATTTTCTAATTTTCAGCTAATTTTGCAAAATAGCTAAGTGCATCCTCCTCATCTTCATCTGGATTCACAGATGATGGGGTTGTGTCAACAACTGCACGTTCTTCGTTCACGGTTTCAACAAATTCTTCATTTGCAACCTCTGGATCTTGTCTCTTTGGTGCAATAGTTATACCAAGAACATAATCAAGTCTCTTTTTAAGATCTTCATATGATTTAAACTGATCTGGAGCAACAATCTCAGCGAGTGAGTGTTCCTGTTTCCAGACTGCCTCCATTGCATCGTCATCATCAAAGAGTGGCTCAGGAGCAGCAAACTCTGATGAGTCATAGTTCCAATATCCAGCAACTTTTTTAATTTTGATTTTGAAGTTTGCACCCGCCCAGAAATCAAATGGATTGATTGGAGTCTCATCTTCAAACTCAGGTTGCATCGCAGCAGTTATCTTGTCAAAGATTTTCTTTCCGTATCTGAATAAGAATACTTTACCTTCATTTGAAGGATTTGATGGATCTTTTACAACATAAACATTACTGTAGTAAGATAACTTACGTTTCTGTTTTCTTGCAACTTCCTTATCTGAATCAACACCTGAGTTCCAGAGTTGTGAATTATACTCTGATACTGGATCCTTTGATCCGAGTGTTGTTAATGAATTCTCAATATACCAACCACCAGTTCCTTGGAACGCATGAGTGTAGAGTTTTGCCCAAGGCAAATCTTCTCCATCTGGTGCAGGGAGA